GAAAATCCACTAGACAAGCCAATTTGATCACACTTATTTTCGATAAGAAATTCTAGATACTCATCAATGTCATCGCCCAGCTTTTCTGGTTTCTGACTCGTGTCATCGTCACGAAGAAAATCCATTAACGGGTTTTCAATAAGATTCATGATTTCATCAATAGTTTCATCACCATTAATAGAATCAATATCTTTCTGAATCTTTTTTGAAAGACTCTTGGCTTTTCTGGCAAATTCAAATTTTTTGATTTGCGCTGCAAAATGCAATACATTGTCTTTCTTAACGGGAAATTCCATCAAGGAAGAGATATATTCTAACTCTTGCTGTGTCTGAATAGTTTCAGAAAGATTGAGTTGTCCAGCAGCAGAAAGTATCGCTGGCAGATCGACCTCTGCCTCATTTTGCATAACCTTTTCAATACATTTGTATATCACCTGATTATTATGGTGCGCGAAACTATTATGGGTAATGAAATCACATATTTCTACGTATGATTCAAGACCGTAGGAGAACAAGCCAGCCAAGACGGCTCGCTCGGCACCTATATCCGAAAGCTTGGAGTCCATGCTATTGTCCTGTACATTGGTTACATCTAATGTGTTCGCCACAAATGAGGTTTTCATTCATTGAAAATGCCTTGCCACAAACATGACATTCAACATTTTTCTTTTTGGGTTTTCCACGACGCCTCGGTGTTCGTGTCTTCTCAAAATTTACGTAATCCACATCATGATCACGATGCTCTCCATCGTCTACCCAGTTATTCTTTCTAAACTTCACAGCATTGTTCCTGTTCTCTATGTCTCTATTGACTGTAAAATCCTCGTTTACCGTAGCACGAGGGGGAGCTACCGAGGATACTATTTCCTCGTTTATAACTTCATCTGCTGAAGTACTTGACTTTAGTAATCCTTGAACGAGTTTTGCTTTCTGCTCATCCGTTAAAGATTCTAACAACATCTTAATAATATCTTCACTCATCTTCTTTTACCCTTTTCGATTAAAATATCGGCCTTTCTTCTTACGTTATATTCTCTACTTTTAAGGTGTTCTAATCTGCCCTCGGCAGTAAGTTTCCACTCATTAATCTTTCTTGCTAAATCGTTAGTTCTTAAAATGGTTGCCACCTTGATTTCATGTTTAGCTATAACATGCGCTATATCCTCCATTTCACTAGAGATGATACCATTAAAGCTATTTTCACACCAGCGAACAATCGTTTCGCAAGACGCCCTCTCGGAAGCAACATGATCAGCATATTGGTATAACATATAGGCGTAATTAAAGCATTCGTCTTGAGTTAATTTCTCTAGCGTTTCTAGAGGAAGAGTCTCCGCCAACGCGAAGTCGGTTCTAAACTTGGTGGGCGATAAATTCTTGCAGGAAATATAACTATCAATACCTTTAAGAAAATGTTGTAATCTATCCTCCAAATTCAAGTTGATTTCTCCAGTGTTTTTTTGAGTCATTGTATTTTAAAACAATTAATTCTATATCGTTAATACTACACCATTCAGCTTTATTTCTGTCTCTAGCTTTCGAGTATAGAAAATTAGCTTTACTCTTGTGAAAAAATGGCACATATTTGTAGTGCTGTTCGCCGTGAACTTCAACCCCTATTTTAACATTCGGAATGAAAAAGTCAAGGTATAAAACGGATTTTTTTGCAGGATTTACTGAACCGGGCAGTTTTACTTCTTCCAGAATATTGTACCCATGAAAAATATCTTGTATGATTTCTCTTGCGTGTAGATGATGTAAAGAACATTTACTTCTATGGTTGTTTGTGTATTTTTTAAGATCTAGATTATACTCATAACCATTAAGTCCAATAACCTTCATAGTAATACTTCTTTAATATGCTCATAAAGAAATTCGCAAATAGTTGGATTTTCTTCAAGGAAGACCACGACTTTTTCCATACCCTGAAATCTAAACGCCTTTTCAATATCTTCTATATTGTTTTCAACAATCCAATTTTTAATTACGGGATCTTCTTGATTGTCAATACAGGCGGTCATCGTATACCAAGCTCCGCTACGGCTAATCATAGCAAATTCACTAGCAATTTGTGCCACCTCTTGAGCTTCGTCGATACCGATTCCATATCTAATCCAGCCCGCTGCCGTAGAATTTGGAATGCCGCCAGCGGCAGAAGTTTTAATTACCCAGTTAGCTACCTGACCCACATGCTGACCAGAATCCTTTGGAACTTCCCACTTTCCACGGTGTGTGATTACCATATTGGTTCCGGCCTGATACTGAAGCATATTACCGCAGTCTGCCATTTTTGCGGGTGACCACCTGCTCCCTCCCGTATTAGCTATATTATGAGTAACGAAAATAACGATAGCTTTCATTCTAGAAACATCACCACTAATACGTTTGAAGAACATGGACAAGAGTCTTGGCAATGCATTGCGTACACCAGTTCTAATTTCTCCATCAAGTTCATCTTGCGGAACCATGCTAGAGGTGGAATCTACAATAGCAACGAGATCAGGAATATTTTTGATCAATGTTTCAAGTGTATTTAGATACTTCTCGGCAGATACTAGGGGTTCACTATCTGTTGCTTGAACAATTTTTATACTGTCGATATCTAAATTTTTGATACCCTTAAAATTTTCTTTGACCATTCTACCCTCTGTATTGAAATAGAATACGTTTTTACCTAGTTTCTGTGCTTTAGCAGCAAAATATAGGGCGGTAGTTGTTTTTCCTGTTTTAGGATCACCGGTCATAACCACGCAGCTTCCTTCTCTTAAACCTCCACCGAGTGCAATATCTAAGGCTGGAGAAATTCCTATTGTTTCAAAATTTTCTAATGCTGCCAGAACCTTGCTGCCAGATTCAATGATGTCTCCGTACTTCTTGTTGATTTGATTACTAACAGGATCATCAGCAAATTCTACTTTACAGCTCTTCTTCTTGGCCATTCTCTATATTCCTCAGTTTATTTAACATGTTTTTTTTACCGAATTGTCTCTTCTGGTGTTTAGCATTTTTCTTTACTTCTATCTTTTGCTTTTTATCACTTTGCTCGTTTAATAATAGCTGATACTTCTTGATAATCCTAACGGATTTTGGATGATTTAGAGAAAAAATTCCCCTAAACTCTGCTGAATTTACAGCCTTGACTAATACTTCTTCGTCATAATCTTTTAGGAGCTTATGGGCCGCATTCATTTGCCGTCGAAAAGTCCAATTCCAAGGCTTTTTACTCCAAAATTTAAAAGGTAAAGATCCTTTGTTTTTCTTTTCAGCGTTTCTTTTACACATTATTTCTGCAACGTAGGCCGCGCAAGTACAATAGTCTCCAGTGCTTTCATGTTTATATTTACTCTTGTGGGTTCTTTTTCTTTTTTTCATTGCCGTGCTTCCATATAATTGCTTCTTCAAAACATTCGCTGAGGTCATCAATATACTCCTTCTCTGGAACTACTTCCGGTATAAGCCACATCTTTTTATGCATCTTGCCGTCTTTAAAAACTCCAGTTGTGTAGTAGTGCTTTGACTCTCCTCCCATCTGTCCTAATATAGATCTCACGAAGTAAAGACCGACCGCGTTGTCTATATCTATTTTAACCTCATGCGACCGAAATTGCAAGTACAATTCGTCAATAAAAATATTTTTATCATTACAGAGCAGCTTTATCTTTCTCCAGCCCGAGCTATCTGAGAAGAAAAATTCTTCCCCGTCCGTAAGCCTTATTTTCATCCAGACGGCGCTTTTATTACTTCTATAACTTTGTAGCCATTTTTCATTATTCATTGTTTAATCTTCGTATTGTTACTGTGCATTGTCTTGTTTTTTCCGTACTATTTTTACGACGTTTAAACTCATCTCCCATCTGAGATGCGTTTTCAGTCATTACAGTAGCGCCCCTTGATTGAGCAAATTGTTCAGCTAATCGACTTTTCGGCTTTATGGCGGGTTCTTCTTCAACTAGTTTTTGAGTCTTTGCATGTTTTTCTACCACTCCCTTAGCCCTGTCTAATTCTTTGCAAACCTGTTCTAATCCTAAATCCACATATTTTTGTTCGATATAAAACTTTTCAGCTTTACCTAATGGTCCTTTTTTAGTCATTTAAAAATCCTCTCTGAGCTTTTGTCATATAAATAGAATTATTCGTTTTTAAATACATCATATAGAAGTCAAATGTATTTTTAGAAACTTTTTTTAATTTTGTTTCAATATAATTTTCTCTCTTACCATATGCGCCCAACGGGTCATACGGAGAATTTTGAAAAATTCTAATTTTAAACATGTGTTCTCGCCCATCTATATAGGTAACTTGTGCGTAAACCTTTTGATTATTAAGCTTCTCGATGGTTGATGCATTCTTGTCGAAACACATCTCATTCATTACAGATTCCTCTTTGTCATTTACAGTGGTAAAGTTCATTTGTTACCCTCCATTATGTATGTTGTTGTTGCTGTGTAGTATAACATTTAATTCTCCAAAGCATTTAGGACTTGGCCTAGTATGCCATTTCTTTGTATATCTTCATACCCCAATTGACAAATGGCAACACCTTCAATATTTTTTAATTTGTTTATACAAAAATTTAGTCCGCTTCTTCCTTTGAGATCATCTTGATTTATATCACCATTTATCAAAACTTTAGAATTGTTACCCATTCTGGTAATAAACATTTTTATTTGCTCTACAGTACAGTTTTGGGCTTCATCTAAAATCATGTAACTATTATGAAACGTCGCCCCCCTCATGACTTCTAGCGGCTTATATTGTATCGCCCCCCCGTTTGAATGATATCCATAATATGCTTGGGTTAAAAAATACTTCAAGTGTTCTTTCATCGGCATTAAATAGGGGGCTATTTTTTCACCCAATTCTCCGGGCAAAGATCCAATATCTTTCCCGGTACAAACAAGAGGTCTTGTTACGATTATTTGTTCCACGAGCCCCTCGTGTAAATGTCGGGCTGCAAGGCCCGTAGCTATAAAAGATTTGCCGGAACCAGATGGGCCTGTACACAAAATTATATCATTTTCTATTATGGATCTTATATATTTCTTTTGGTTTATTGTTTTTGCTTCTAAAGCAATTAATTTTTGCTTATACTTATTGTATCCATTACGCTTATCTGATTTGCTACGTCTTTTGGTTTGTGTCATTTGTTACCTTAAAAAAATAGGATTAATGATTTTCTAGATTTTCCTCCTTTACGAAAATCCCGTCTACCATCTTTCCTTTTCTATCCTTGATGTCGTTCCAAGCTTGCTCAAGACAATTTGTGAGAGTCAAATTATTTCTTTCGATTATGTTAATCATGACAACCAACATGTCCCCGATATCGTCTCGTATATCCTCACTCTTGCAAACGCTGTCCGAAAGTTCTCCTAACTCTTGCATAAGTTTTAACACCTGATCTTTATCTGTACTCCCCTCTATCAGATTTC